GATCTAAGTCCATACTCTTAGCAATCTCACGTATGATGTAATCCATCTTAGCAAACGGTGCCAGTGTTGGGTTCTGTGCAACCTGCAAGAACTGCATTAGGCGCTGTGAGCGAACTTCGTTAGCCATCAAGCTTTCTGTACCAGATGCTTTAACCTCTAAGTCACCTCGTATGCTTTCATCAAAGTCAAACTGCATGTTAAAAGCAAAGAAAGCCTTGCCTAAAGGTGCTATAAGGTAATCGTCTACATTCTTTACAACAGTACGAATACTACCGTTAGCAGCAGACATAAGCATACTAATGCCAGAAGCTGTACGCCCAACACCACTAACACCAGTTTGCCCATGAGCAAAACTAGGGAATCCAGTTGATTCATCAGCTAAAACCCTCGCCTTATCAAACAGTTGTAAGTTTTCTTGTGCAACATTTGGGAACTTGGTGCCGAAGATGCTTTGGCCCGGGGCACCCCCCTGTCTCCGAAAGACTTTTCCGGGGTACACGCTTAGGTCTTGGCCCGGAACCATGTTTGTTTCGTCAACTTCAATTATAAGATTGCCAGAAAGTGCGGCATTGTCTATCGCTAGACGTAGGAAACCATTCATTAGGGTTTGTGTGTCATCCATGTTCTCGGCTATACCTACACCGAAGAAGCTATAAGGATTATGCTCAAACGGCACTGCGTAGTAAGGTATGCGAGAAGGCTTGAATGGATTTAGTACAAATCGAATAACCTCTCCGTTACAAACCCAGATGTTACAATTGAGTTCATCTAGAGACTTAAACTCTGTAGGTATGTTAATGCCATTTGCTTCTAGATGCTCAACATCCACAAAGCCCCAGAACTCTAATACTTCCCAACGCTCTGAGTCAGGGGTAGTATCGTCATCTTGCATAGCCATTTCCCAGTACTTCTGTACATAGTTGGCTTCCTTACGTATAGCTTCTTGGATAGCGTCATCCATAAAGTAAGGACGTTTCCTTAACTGACGGAGTTGTGTACGAGACATTTTGTGTCTTTCAACAACGTATTCAGCATCAGCCATACTAGTAGCTTCTGGATCAGGGTAAAAATCCCACACACTTACGTGGTTAGTTTCAGGAACAGTCTTAATAAGAGGAGAGTAATTACCCTCTTCATCCCAATTAGGATACTCTTTATCTACTGCGAATGGGCCTTTCATAACACCTGTGCCTAAAAGAGCTTGTTCAAACGCCATAGAACGTAGGTGAGTAGAAGCATCCGACTCCTGTAGCTGGTCATGGATTTTCTTTTCCATCTTTTTAGCTGCAATCATAGCAGGGTGCCAAGATACAGTAGTAGGTGTAGTACCATCTCCTTCAACTATCTTGTCAGATACATCAGATAAGTTATCTTCTACTGGGCCTAGCCTAGACTTTAGATCCTGAAGCGTTTCTCCAGGTTTTAGCTTTGTGCTTCCATCTACTAAGTAAGGTGTAGGAGGTTTTGCTTTAGTTATATTAGATAGTTTTTCTCCTGCTGCGGCTGCATTAGGATCTATATTAATATGTACTGCCTCTGCTACCCCATCTGGCAGAACTGTAGGATCAACAGAAAGAGGAAACTTGTTGTTTCCAAAAAGTACATCTACTATCTGTCCATAAGCAGCTATTGTTTTAGTTTTAGTAACCTTTACGAATACGCGAGACTTCTCTGTGTCTGTGAATTGAACATCAGGGCCATACAAACCACGATAGTTGCGGTATGCACGAAGCCAACGCTCCTCATCCCCTGTTCGAGAATCTGCAGATCTCTTAAATCTCTCTATAACAAAAGCTACTATATCAGGTTTGGAATCAAAAATACTTTCTTTTCCATCTTCTGCAGCCGTAACATTATCAGTCTCAAATGCTAGATCTTCAATTTCTGCCATGTCTTAATATCCAAACTTGTTGTCAGCGGCTTGAAAGCCTGTTCTTTGGTTGTCAGGATTAAAATCCCATAATGAACTTCTAGGTCTAGTCATAATACCATATCGTAAAGCATCGTATAGGTGGTCTTCTGAGTTAGTGTCTACGTCTTCAGGGTTTCTCTTGTCTAAAGGTATAGCAGGTATCTGGGATATAGTGTGGGTGCAGGTAGACATGAATACCATTCTAGGTTTTTCGGTAAACTCATCTACCTGCAAACGGCGATGTATCTCATTTTTACCTGAGACACGCGAACCACGAGAACGGTCAGATGGCCTCCAGCGACAGCCCTTCTGATTCATTTGTTCTGCTAGTGAAGGCCCAGTATCCCCTCTGTTATGCCACAATGAGGAGTCCAGAACGCCGTATCTTATTTGACCATCTCCTTCTTCTGCATTCATAATCATGTCTGCTAAATCGGATGCGGTAACTTTTGAACAATATAATTCACGGTATACAACAAGCTGTTCGTCAGGAGCAACCGCGAACCAGATAACCCCTGTATAACTGCCATAACCGTAGTCACAGGCTCTAAACTTAACCCAGTTGCGAGGTATGGCGTAAGGATCGACAACGTGTATCTGCCTATTAAATTCAGGGAAGGCTGCACCTTCGTTAATATCCCAGTTACCTTCTAGTAACTGCTTTCTTTGGTGTTCTGGAAGAGATAGTAGCATCGCTTCATAGTCACCACTCTCCGCTAGGTAAGGATTATCAAATAAACTAGCAGGTATGAACCTACGTTTGAATAAAGGCTTACCTTCTTTGCTATGCCCTTTTGGATATCTTAGCTCTTCGTTATTTTCTATGTCTGTAGCCCAGAAAGAAGTGTTACTTGGCGCTGGATCAATAAAGGTTTTCTTAACCCATGCATGACCATTTCCGCCCGGGTTCGTTGTTGCTCTCATGTACAAGCCTAAGTCTTGGCTGTGTGCAGATCTTAAACGTGAGCGCATGTATGAAAATGCGTAAGGGCTAGACCACTGTGTAAGTTCGTCAAATCCTATCCAGTTAAAAGCCTGACCTTGATATCTTGTAACGTCTGTATCTTTATCCAGATAAGACATCCAAAGTCTGCCACCTTGAGGAGAAGTCCATTGCGACTTACGCTCTGACCACTTAATTCCTGGTATTGCACGAGGATATAGCTCTTGGCTCTTCTGTATTAACTCTCTGAGTTCCTCTGTAGTGTGTCGAACAAGTAGCCCACTGAAATTAGGACTGTTTAATCCATGAAGTGGGTCTGCAAGCATTGCATAGCTCTTTCCACCCCCTGCTGCTCCACCATATAATACTTCTCTTTCCGAAGCAGATAAAAACTCACTCTGTGGGCCAGGGTTAGGCTTGAATACTACTTCTTGTGCAAACTCTACGTCATAAGGTTCTGCTTTTACTTCAGCAGGCACTTTCTTTGGTGTAGTAACCTGTTGCTTGCTTTTCGAGCTTTTCAATTTCCGCAAGGGTTTTTTTGAGCCGCTTGGTAAGGTTGTATTTAATAGCAGATGCTTTTTTACGTCTTCGCTCAACTTCTATTCTCTTCTTTAATCCTGAGTGAGATATACTGCGCTCTGTCTGTGTAGTTAGCCAGTTTGCAACTTCCCTATAAGAGTACTGCTTTAAATGTTTCTTTGCAAGCACTAAAGCTTCTAACTCGTGTTCTATAGGAAGAAGCATCTTTTCATTGTCAGGATCTTCCTCGTAGCCAAAAGGAATAGTCTTAGATACTCTTACTACGGGATGCCAAACCTTATCTTCCTTATTCTTAGGTAAAGGAAGCTCCCAGAAGCCTAGATCCCTAGCCCATTCACTCATTCGGGCCTTCTTTAGGTGGTAAGTAGAAAATGCCCCCACCAGAAGAGGAGACATCAACTTTTTCTACTTTTCCAAGCCCAGCGCGATCAAGTAAATCTTTTGCTGCAGCCATTTTGTCTTTTATACCCAACTCTGTAGGGTCATTAAGAGCAGAAACCAAAGCCATAACAGCTTTCGGCGCAGTCTGAGAAAAGTAAGCACGAGTTGCCTCTGCAATCTCATCTCTGAGAGAATCTGTAACAGCCTTAGTAGGCGAGTTTTCACTATAACCTGCAAGCTTTTTAGCATACACAACATCTCCTCCAGCATCCTCAAATAGAACGTCTAAGAACCTTTGTTGGTTTTCGGTTAGGTTACGTGCCATGTAGGTTTTCCTTATTATAACATAAGTTATACTTAAAATACCTACAAATGCAAGTACTTATTTACTTCCGATAAACAAGTGACTGAATTTCACCACGAGTTATACCAATATCTTTAAGATCATAATCTGACATGTTCCTCAAGATCCAATAATCAGCCCTTTGCTGCATTCGGGCTTCATGGGCTTTCCATGCTTTTTTACCCCAAGCTTTAAGTGCTGCTTTTATAGATCCTGCGCCTGTAGCTACAAAATTTCCTACTAATTCCATTTTTATATTCCTATGTTTAAGTTATCATTAGAGACAACACATAGTTATACGTATTTGTTAGGGATGTACTACAGACAAAAGGGCATACCCGCTACCCTACTTGCTACGCTTTTGTGCAGGAGGATTAGATGCTCCACAAGATACATAACCACCTTTGTTATAACCTGTTTTTTTCTTAGTCATGCCGCCATACATGTAGCCCATTTTAGAAGCTACTTCTGGTGCTTCTTTCTTTAAAGCTTTCATTCCCGGATTCATTTTAGTATTCATGTCTATTTCCCTTTTTTGCAATCACATTTGTCTTGATCTTCATTACACTTTTTACATGTCATTTCTTATTCTCCCTATACATCCTTAGACAATTTACACAAGTATTTAATGTAACTAGTATTAGTATAAGCACTTGCCATAAGGACATTACTACCATTTTACTTTATCAGCCCAGTAGGCTGCACTCATCTTACCTTTAGCAATGTTTTTACCATGCCTAGCTTTAAAGCTTTTACGTTTAGCCTTCATGCGATCCGATTCGCCATCCTTTGGTTTACCAGCCGTTTTGGCTCCCTGCTCACCGAACCT